CGCGCGGGTGACCTCACCACGTGCCAGACGGGAGCCCAGGGTGTCGTCGGCACGAACGACCCAGGGTGGGTGTTACCAAACGCGCCTGGCGTTGATGCCAACTGGGCAGCCGACGCCCTCTCGTGTACGCGGGTTGCTGGCCCCCAGAAGGTGCTGCTCGTGCTCACCGACCGGTGGTCCTCAAGTGCCGAAACCGAGTCCGTCATGATTCAGGCGGCACCTCGGTCGGTCCTGGGGATCAACATCGGCAACAGCGTGAACGTCACCATGGCGGCAAACTGTCTGCTTGGGCAGAACATGGTCATTGCTGACATCGGCCAGACGATGATGATGCAGTACCCCGACGAGGGATTCATCCAGGAGGCGATCCGCTATTGGTGGGAGCACACTGGCACGGACGAGGCGTGGGAAAGCGCGATCACGCTTGCAGCGGACGCAACGTACCGGTCAGGGATGGGGGTGACACGCAACGGCCGCGGTGGGAACAACGACTGGTTCTACCGGATGACACCCAACCCCGGCGGCGGTGCCAACGCACCTGACATCGCAGCAGCAAACCGTGTGCTCCAAGGTTCGGTATACGGTGGCTACCCCGCCGGGGACGACCCGTTGACACCCATCCTGCCAGAGCAGAACGTGATGGGGTACATTCTGGGCCAGCTCGTGTCCCCAAGTGGGTCACGCGGTAGGATGAAGACCAACGTGGCCGACAACGGTGCCCCGAATGGGAACTTCTCCTGCTGGACTCACAGGATCGGGGGGATGGACGGTGTGACCGAGGTCATGGCATTCGCGAAGCTCATTTACCCACCCGACCGCGCCAGGACGGGGAGGCTGAACGTCGCACACCAAGGCATGCTGGCGATGAAGATCGCTGGGCGTGCCGTCGCCATGGCCGCCGCATTCGACCACTTCGTGGGCCAATTCGGCCAGGGAGAAGCCCTGGTGTTTGGGTTCCAGGGGGGGGCTGAAGGCGACTCGCCAACGCGCGGTGCCTCGGAAGCAGCGTTCAAGATCGTCTGCGACGCGTGGAAGGATTGGCTGCGGAGCAACAACCCCGACACGTCACTTTCCTTCACGTGGGCCATGAACCACAATGCGGGGACCTTGTACGACGGTCTCGAGTGGGGACGGGCGGCACAGGGCGGCGTGAACCAGGAGGGGTACACTGCGCCAGCGGGCATTGACTTCCGCAACGCGGCGGTTCACAGCCGCCCGTGGAAGCGGGTGCCAGCACCGTACCTCCAGACGTTCATGGGGATCACACCTGACATCCTGTTGAAGGAGGCCATCTACACGGTGCCAGGCGGGTTCAGCACCACGCCATTCGTGGAAGAAGAGGCGCTGAGCCGGCACTGCAGGCCAACGGCGTTGCGCTCCACCCATGGGCCCCATATGCCATCGGTGAGTGGGACATCCTCGAGAAGGGTGGCGCAACAGACGCCACGACGCCGGACAGGCGGTTCATCGACCACATCGTGGAGCAGTCTGCGGGTGTGTGGGCGAGCGTGGCCGCCGCGGACGTCAACGACATGTCGTGCATAGCGACCGTCCGGGGTGATGGTATCGCACCGATCCCAGCGTGCAGCCTGATGGCCGACGACACGGCGGGCAGGTGTTTGGCTGCCTCTGTCTCGATGTTCGCGTCAGACGCGAGGTCCGGTGACTTCGGTGCGCTCCCACGTGGCGCGAGCCAGCCACTGTTCCGGATCTACGCCGGCAACAAGAAGACGTCAATTGCGTTCTCCGTTCCCCGCGGAGGGCGTGAGGTGACGGCCGGCACCGGCTGGTTTCTGTCGCTAGTGCTCGCCAACTCGGGTACCCTCCTTCTCAAGGGAGGTACCACCACCGACACACAGTCCGTGATGGACGTGAAGTCGATGGCGCCCTTTCTTGGCTCCCCGAATTCGGGGAGCCAGGGTTCCTAGCAGAATACGGCGCCCTGAGGGGCGCCCTCTCGGGTCCATCATGCGCGCCGCCCTACGGGTGGCTGCGGATCGTGGACCCTCCGGCGTGGACCGGGCTTACGCTCTGGGCCTTATGGAGGATCTGTTCGACTACGTGCCGAATGATCCTGCTGCGAGGCTTGCAGTCGGCGACATGCTGGCGTTAGCACGGGACCTCGCCTCGGATGGGGGCAGTGGGGACGACGAGTTGGATGGTGATCTGAGTGATGAGGCGATGGCGCGACGACGCTACCGATTCGAGCTCACTTCACCGTGGGACCGGTTGGGTGCGTACTGGGGCAGGGGGATGCAGCTGGCATTCGACCTACTGCCGGACCGCATCCAACCGGAGGTGATGGACATACTTCGTTCCATTCGTGTGTGGGAAATGCCAAGTGGATCATCGTTGCGTAAGATACTCAAGGAGTTAACGAACGTAGCGAAGAAACACGGGGCCTTGGCGTTTCCGTGGTTCAAGGGAGCCGACTGGAAGTATCTCATAAACTGGGATAATCTGGGAGACTTCGCCACACTCACGAATTGGGAGGACGCGAAGAATGAGCTGAGCGAGTGGGCGACCGGGTACAAGGAGCACAAGGCGCATGGGCCACTGGGATACACTGAGGAACAGTTCTTGGTGTACTTCCGGGAGGGCGTGCGCCGTTTCCTTGCTCTGGGAGAGGGGGTCGACAGGGCGAACGAGAACGCCGTGAGCATTAACGAGTTCGCGGCGCTCCCGACACTTTGGATGACCTCAGGCAGTACCTCCCGCCGGTCCACGGCACACTATGTCGATCGGAATGGGAACGTGAAGAGAGTCAGGAAGAACAAGAACGAATCCGCGATGGAGATGTCTGCCCAGGAGGTGGAACGGATCCTGCGGACGAGGGACGTTTCCAATTTGACCGCCAGTTACAAGGCGATTCCAAAACGGGAACTAGGAAAAGTACGGTGGGTCATCTCTGCGCCATTGGAGATGCACCTACGCCAGACCTACGTTGCTAACTGGCTTGACGACGCGATGAGTGGACACCCATTCACTCCTCTGTATATGTCGAGATCGCAAATACTCGATATGTGGGACAGGCTCGAGGTGGCAGTCAGGGATATCATGGTGGCGAAGATACCGATAGACCAGGCGCACTTCGACTGGCAGCAGACGAAGGAGATGATAGGTGTTGCGCTGGAGGAGATCGACCGTTACATGCGGGTACACCTCCCCCCAGCCTTAGTTGACGACTACGCCCACGTGATGGAGGGGATGATGGTTGAGTTGGTCAGTACGACTGGATCAATCAAACTCGACCAGACCCTCTTCAAGGAGGCGAGCGGTGATGTAGAGATACCCGTTGAAAAAGGTGTCATGTCAGGGTGGCGGCTCACGTCACTCCTTGATACCATGATGAACATGGGTGAACTACATGCCGCACAGGAGAACGTCTTAGCACAAGGAGGTGTTGAGACGGTCATTCAGGCATTCGGCCAAGGAGACGACGACGACGTATTGAGTCCGTCATACGGAACGGCAGCTGCACTTGCCATTTCGTATGAGCAGATGAACTTCGAAGTCAACCCCGCGAAATTCTTCATAAGTATTGAGCGGGACGAGTTTCTACGCCAGGTGATAGTTCCAGGCGACATAAGCGGTTACATGATACGTGGCGTGCCGGCAGTGGTTACGAGGAATCCCATTTCCCGTGACCCTCCGGCCGGCGTGCTGCGTCTGAGACAGCAGACGTCACAGTGGAACATGCTACTATCACGGGGTGCCGACCCAGACCGAGTGCGCCACCATGCGGTGAACGATATCGCATCCGGGAACGGGCTGTCTCACGAAGAGGCAACCCGGATCCTGGCGACGCCTGTTGCCCTTGGCGGGGCAGGGTGGTTGGGTGGTGTGTGGTCATGGGGAAATGTTGAGCCGTTGGCAATAGACGAGGGAAGAGACGAAAAGAAGTTTCGGATTGTCGGTACAGACTTCCCGGGACTTAATACAGTCTACGAGCTTGTCAAGAGCTACGGCCTACGCCCCACGCGAGATAGCTTCGTCCAGTACTTCGGACGGGACTTGGACGCTCCCGATGCGGAGCGGGAAATCACACCAGGTGAGGTGTATGACCCGCCGGACATCTTCCCGTTCGGGTGGCAGTTAAAGGAGATGGGTGTAGCGTACCCCGTCTCTGCCCGGGCGCGAAGAGAGATCAACCCGCAGGTAGCGTCCTACATGCTCCTAGAGGCACTCGAGCACTGGCGGAAGTCACCGTCAGGCGAGAAGGCATTCTGGGTGGATTGGATCAACATCGTGTGGTTGGATGATTACCAGAAAGAGTTTTCGACCAAACTGAAGACACGTGGGGGCAACAGAGTCTGGATTGACTGGCTGACAGGGAAGTTACCCTGGGGCAAGCCGGTCGTCCAGGGCTGGAGCTCCACACTCATCTCCAGTATATATGACCTATTCCTCAACGACGCGTGGAGGCGGTTAAATGATATGCAGAGTTTCAACATGACTATGGTAGCGCGAGCTGCACTGACTGTCGAGATTCACACGACTATGAAGGTTCAGGAGTACCCATACCACCTGGGAAACTGAGTATCAACAGAACGGATTAGTACGACGGCTTTAAGGGCTGCCGAACCGGCGACGAACAATGCTTACTCCTTCCTCCCCTGAGAATACACAGAGGAGTCTTTACATCCATGCATTAACTGTCGTCGGTAAGAGTAGGGTACTCGGCAGACAGGAACAATCGCGACTCCACCCACGGGTGGAGGAGGGTCCCTCCTAGGGAACTAGGGACCGCCTATGCAATCGCCTCCCCGTGGGGGGTGTATGGG